GAGACGCCGGTTGGTGAAGCAGTATCATCGACCTCGATGGTCGGGGTTCCAACAGCGCCATTACCGGCAGCGCCAGTGACAGAACGATCTATTTCAATAACCGGTGAGCCGGTACCACTGATTCCAGTGACACCGGTAACGCTATGGTCTATTTCGGTATGAGTTGTGCCTACACCACCGGTGCCCGCAACTCCTGTAGCACCACGGTCGATCTCGATAACAGGTGTACCAGTCCCACCGGAACCTGCGACACCGGTTACAGAATGATCGATTTTAGTCGATGGTGATCCTACGCCACTACTACCAGCGACGCCAGTAACGCCATGATCGATTTCAGTATGGGGGGTGCCAACGCCGCTGGTGCCAAATACACCGCTTGGAAGAGAAGTGATCTGTGCAATTGTTGAACCAACGCCACTGGTACCAACAACGCCAGTAGGCGAACCACTACCATCAAACCCTGCGGGTGCGTATGATTTGTATTTCTTTTGAGGGCGACGCCACAGGCGGCGGAAGACCCCCGTGCTGGATGTCGCCATTTGTTACACCTTAGTTTACGTGTTTTCCGAGAAAACCAAATAGCCATCCATGGTTGTTGCGCTACCGGGTGCGGTTTCCAAGCCGACGATCAATCCTTCAGAGACAGCAAAACTAGGTCTCCATTCAGGTGCTGGCACGAACAATAGTCCATTAAGGACATTCCAACCCCAAGAGAATAGGGTGACATTGGTACCATTGGTGGTGGCTCGCGCGGTATTATTCAGTCCTACGGTTGCCATACTACAAGTGCTATCGGTTGATGTCAGAGCAACAGGCGTTTGGTTGACCGAACCGCCTGATCCGAGGGTGACGGTGGCACCAAATCGCTTGATGATGACACGTAGCTCAGCCGGTGCGGTTGAACTCTCTGAATTGAGTTCGAATTGGTGCAACGTGATGCCGATCGAGGTGCCGATTTTGAACGCGAACAGGTCTTGTGCGGCAGAGACAGACACATTGTTGAATTGGATACTATAGTACCGGGCCATGGATGATTCCTTCGTGATATTTACCGGAGCAACATGGGGCGTTGTTTCCATGGCTTGAGTATTGGGCCATATGATACGCTGGTATACGTGATTCGCACCTGACCCCTTCCGCCTGCCGAACCGTTATTAGTAGTTGTTGCTGCACCTCCGCCACCTCCTGGTGCACCTGCGGCACCCGGACTGACCGCTGCGGTTGCTCCACCCCCACCTTCGACATTGGATACACCAGCCGCACCGCCAGAACCGGCATCGCCAGTCCCACCAGTACCGGTTGTGGCAGTTGTACCGGCCCCATCCTTACCTGCCGCACCGCCACCACCACCTCCAGCGGTACGGGTCGCTCCTCCACCACCAGCATTCTTGGCGACATTACCGATGGATGTCGCAGTTGCTCCACCAACGCCTCCGGTAACTCCCGATGTCGCGCCTCCGCCTCTTGCCAAAACGTAACAAGCACTCGACTTCCAGAAGCTAGCACTACCGGCAGCTTCAAATTGAGTACCGGCGATGCGGAAAGTAATGTCTATTGCCGCGCCATTCGTCACAGCAAATCCCATGCTTATGTTGACATTGGCATTTGTGGTTGTTGCGCCGGTGCATGAGGGTGTGCGAGTAAGTGTTGTGGTCCAAGTAAAATTGGCAAATCCAATACCAGCGAAACTAACACCATCAATGAACTGAAGAAATGGAGTAGCAATATTAGTCAAGCCTGTGCCAACATTGTCTCGATAGCAAGTGTAAAAGCTCTCGAAATAAGTTGTTGACGTCGCTATACCGCTGGTAAGACCGATTGCAAAGAATAGATTAACGTTACCGCTGGCTCCCGGTGTTCCGTTAACACGGAGATCGACATAGGGGAACCCGCTATTCAAATCAGTACCAAATCCAACGACTGATGTAGTCAATCCAGCAGGATTACCGCTATATGACCAACCAGTCGGTAGGGTACCAGGAGTACCGACAACTGCACCGGTGTTGATTGAGTTTGGAAAGAGATTGATATTATTGGTACTGAAGCTAGTATCGGTACCAGCCGTGCTATTCGCCGCACCTGTACCAGCCGATCCAGTATTCTGAGTGAAACTTATTCCGCTTGCGACATCATGGGGCGTGACCGTGTACAAACTCTTGGCCCATGCCCCACCCGCACCTCCGGCCCGGAATGATGTGCTCGATCCACTACCGCCCGATCCGGCTCCCCAACATTCCACAGTCAAAACAGTACCGACTGGGGCATCTGATGGAACTGTCCAAGTCTGTGGCGAACCGGATGTTGTTGTGAGTGTGACGACTGGCATGCTGATATTTACCCCTGAAGGTAAATATGATCATGAGCAGGGGTGAATATGGCTATGAAGATAAGCAAAAACGGCATCAATTTTATTCAAACCTTCGAGGGTGTTCGATATGAAGCCTATCAGGATTCAATTGGCGTTTGGACTATAGGCTATGGCCATACGGCTGATGTCTATGAGGGTATGAGCATTACTCCCGAACAAGCCACACAATATCTGGCTGATGATCTCTGCAAGTTTGAAGGCTATGTTGATAGCTATGTCACGGTACCATTGACACAGAACCAGTTTGATGCACTCGTCTCGTTTTGCTATAATCTTGGCGGAGGCAACTTACACAAATCTGATGTATTGTCGTTGCTGAACTCTGGTCAATATGATCAAGCGGCAGATGCCATTTTGGAATGGGATCACGCTGGTGGTAGGGAACTGCCCGGACTTACTCGGCGTCGCAGAGCCGAACGCGATCTCTTTTTAGCGCAATAGTAGTAACACCAGCCCAATTATGGGACTGGTGTTAGGGCTACCCAATTCGTACCATCGAACTGATACCATAGATCAACTGCTGTGGTATTAGTGTTCAATGTACCGGCGCCAGCACCGCCATTGACAATAGTCAATGTGCCAGCCAATCCAGCATTGCCTGAGCGGCGAATATGCACTGTACTGCCGGTACGTGGTAATTGTGTGCTGGCTGTGACACTTATGCGAGCGCCCAAAGTTAAAGTGAATGAGGTGATACTCGATGGCACAACGATGGTCGCATGTTCGTGTTGGCTCCAATGCGTGTAGGTTGCTGACACATTAAGCTTAGCGCGTTCACATACTGAATTGGCTGCACCATGCACGAATCGGTTGAACATCTCCGGCGTGGCATTACTTGCCATCGGCATATGATCGTCCAAGAATATATGCCCTTGGATATTGCCACCCGGATTATCAAACGAAATGAACTTGTTGACCTCGAAGTTTGGCACATAGTCCGGTGATGCGGCACCAATCAATCCCAATAGACCAAAGTTTGAGGTAATTTCACCGGTCGCTGCTAAACATGTGATGTTCAAATTGTTAATGATTACTGTTGATGAGCCGCCTTGATAATCGCCGTAGAGATATGGCGTGCCGGTTAATGCTGCGGACAGAATGATCGGATCGACAATCTTAAAGCCGTTAATGGTAAAAGCTGATGCTGCTCCTGAAAAGAACGAAGCCTGTGAGCCAGTCAGTTTTATTTGTTCCATATGCAAAGCATTAATCGTAACGGCTCGGGCGCCAGCACCACCAAATAAAATTGCTACGTTACATGCACCATTAGCGAGTGTAAGTCCATCGAAGAATAACTCACCAACCGTACCTGGAAAGTTAATGAAGTTAGCAATGGCGGGATTACCAGAACTACCGCCTTGTATAACTAGATTTTGAAATTGGCTGGGCGGAATAGCGGCGGCTTCTTGAGGATTGAAGTTCAATCCAATATTCTGAAATCCAATAGCACTGATGTCATGGAATCTGTTGCCTGATATATTGGTCGCAGCAACATCGACAGCATTATATGCTGGATTGGTTGCCATTGGCATATGAATATCACCAACTATGCTATTCACCAAATAACCAATATTCAATGCCTTGGCAGAGGTGAATCCTGTCTGTGCTGCACCATACGAAAGATTTAACCCCTCGATCTTCACGCCACTGCTTGCTGTCGCACCGGTGGTATCACCAATAGTAAGAATGGGACAAGAGGGAGTCGTAGCGTAAAACTGTATAATCTGCGATCCATAGCGCGAGCCAATTAGGGTCAATCCATAATTACCAACACCTTGTGCTGGAATACTCAGACCAGTTGAGGAATTGATCTCATAGACGCCCGGTTCAATAACAAAGAACTTACCATGAGATGCAGCATAGGTGATGGCATTTTGTAAGGCTGTCGCATTAGTTTGTCGGACACCGGTTGTTTGACCTGCACCCATAACCAACCCAGAAGCTAGATGGGCAAACACCGAACCGCGAATAATTGCTGGGGCGCCAAGTCCCGAAGCGTTGAGAACATCATCTTGGCCACCACCGGGAACTTGTTGATAGTTGAATGTCATATATTTTCCCTTAGACCAAGTTGCTGGAAGCTACAGCCGTTAGACTTGGATTGAGTCCAGTGACAGAGGCGTTGATTGCAGTCGAACCGCTATGACCACGCCAACTATTGCCGAACATAATGACTGATGTATTGGCTCCTCCACCAACGGCATTCACTGGAGTGGTACCGGTTGTCGCGCCAAACTTGGTTGAATTGCCAATCACTGCGGTATCCGTATTGCCACTAAGGAAGAGATGATTGCCTGACATGGTTACTTGATCGGCAAAGTTGCGGATCGTATTACCGCAAATCACACCATTGCGATTGTTTGTCCAACGAATATTGCTGGCTCCATTGGAGTCAATGATATTATTCGAGATTACATTATCTTCGGTCGAATCGGCCACCACACCATTGCCACCATTGAACTCGATCTTGTTGTGGGTAATGATGTTATCTTGAGCACCACTATCCAACTGGATACCATGCGAGCTATTACCGTTGATGAAGCAGTTCTGAATGCGACTGTCACCTACGTTCCAAACTCCGAGGGTATTCGCAGCAAATACACAGCCTTCGATTACGGCAGTTGGAAATCCACCGGAGGCGAAAGTATTTCCCTCGATACCGGCATTGCATTGGGTGAAGACACAATCACGAAAATAGAACGGGATACCAAGTGCAAGTGTCACACCATGATGGGTGCTATCACCGATGATTGCCATGTCCACCATCGCGGTGCCACGGTTATCATTACCTGTACCTGATGTGGATGTTGCGACAGCACTACTTGATCCACT